TACCTGCTATTTTTGATAATGGTGAGCCTTGTTGGCCAGAATATTGGAGTTTGGACGATTTAACAGCGGTAAAAGCGTCTATTCCGCCCAGTAAATGGAATGCTCAGTACCAGCAGCAGCCGACTGGTGAAGAAAATGCGATAATTAAGAGAGAATGGTGGAAGAGATGGGATAAAAAGTCTGTTCCCAACCTACAATATGTTATTCAAAGCTATGATACGGCGTTTTCAAAGCGTGAAACGGCGGATTTTAGTGCTATAACGACGTGGGGCGTGTTTTATCCAGAGGAAATAGGGGGTCAACCTGCTTTAATTTTGTTAGATAGCATAAAAGACAGGTGGGATTTCCCTGAATTAAAGAATATTGCCTTAGAGCAATATAATTATTGGGACCCTGAGACAGTAATTATAGAGGCTAAGGCTACTGGTCTGCCTTTGACGCATGAATTAAGGAATATGGGTATACCGGTTGTAAACTTTACACCGAGTAAAGGTAATGATAAGGTGTCTAGATTGCATTCTGTATCTCCTTTGTTTGAGGCAGGGATGGTTTGGGTCCCTGACGAAACTTTTGCAGATGAGATGATAGAAGAGGTTGCAGCTTTTCCAAATGGAGAGTATGATGACCTTGTGGATAGCATGACACAGGCCTTAATGCGTTATCGGCAGGGTAATTTTGTACAGTTGCCGACAGATGATTGGGAAGAGGGTGATGGGTCAGCTCAGGTAAGGGCTTATTATTGAGGTGAACATGGCTGAAAGTGTAGTACGCAACGCAAACAAAGACATTCCTATTTTTGACAGTAGTACGGATTATGGTGATCAGTACTTGATGGATAATCAGAATATAGATGATATGGGTCCTGATGAAATTATAAGGATGTTAGAAGAAGATCCTTATGCGTTGGATCCTCTGGATCAGGATACTACGACAGCTCCCGAAGAATTTGCAGAACCTATGGATGAGATAAGAAGAAAGATTTTAGAATTCGGTGGTAGCGAGTCTGAAGGCGGATTGGCGGATCCTTCTGGAATATTAAGTACACCTCAATCCGACAAAGTTTATATGAGAGAAGGCGGCTTGGCTATGCTGGGACAAATTCAAGCCTTTAATAGTGGACCCTTAGATTCCTTTCGTAGATATTTAACACAGACTATAGATAGACAACAAGTAGATCCTTTTATTGATGAAGTGACTGAGATGGCACAAGAGCGATTTAACTTGTCAGATAATTTTTCGAGTCCTACAACGAATATCTTTGATCGTTTAACTATTAGAGACCCTAGAGGACCTTTTGACTTCGCTAGACCAGGTTTTTTAAGGGATATTGGTCAGTACCACGAAGTAGGTCCAACTATAGATAGAACAGAGCCTGCTATTCCGAAAGATGGAATACAACAAGCGCAACTTTTCGCCGACGGCGGCGGGGTCTCTAGTTTAATGAAGAAAACAACTGTTGAAATGCAGGAGATACCAGCTGACAGGAACATGTTGGTGATGAACCGGATTATGAAACAAGGTGGTGTAACCCAATCCCGCGACCCACGGCTCATGGCCCAGTTAGCACAGGTTCTTGGAAGAGATGGCTAAGGATCAACAAAGTTATAGAGATGTTTTATCTCGTTTAGAAGCTAAGGACAAAAAAGGTACTTCCATAGAAGATGCGTATGATGCTTTATCTTTTTTACCCGGCACGGGTGAAGCTATAGCGGCATACGAGCTGCCTGAAGTTTTGTCTCAAAGCGGTAAGATGATTTCAAGCGATGATTTTGTAGAGGCAGCGGCTGGTACTGGTCTGGCTACTTTAGGTGTTGCAAGTATGTTACCTATTGTGGGTCCTGCGGCCAAAGCAGCTAAAAAAGGTCTTGAGGGTTTTATACCGTACTTGGGTCCTAAGACAGCGACAGCTGGTGGCCCTGACATAGATACGTCTATTACCAAGATGGAAGGAGATACGTCAGGTGTGTCTGCTGTCCCTGACGATTTAAATTTAGGTTCAGGCAGCTTGTTTGCCCCACAGTCTAAGAAGAACAGACGTTTATTGGTTTTATCTTGTAGTGATACGAAGTGCCCTGATGTAGGGGACAAGAAAGCTATTGATCGTTACCTTGGTCCAGTATTCCAAAGTTTAAAAGCTATGGGTACACCTATTGATGTTGATGTAGCTATAATGTCCGCCAAACACGGATTGATAAGGGCAGATACTCCTATAGAAAATTACAATGACAAGATGAGCCCTAAGAAAGCAGAGTTGTTCAAGCAAGATGCTTCTCAAATGAATAGGATCAAAAATACTTTAGAGGGCTATGATAATGTTATTCTTCAGGGCGGTAAAGATTATAAGGATGTAATACGAGCGGCAGCGAGTGATACTAAAATCACAGAGGTGCCGGGCGGTAGAGGTATTGGAGATCAAAGATCTGCTATGAAGCAGGCGATTGCTTTTGGTAAGATAGATACGCCTGTGTATCATTTCACTATGGAGCCGGGATTTACAGAATTTGATTTAAATAAATTACCTTACTCAGACCTAGGCCCACATGTAGGGTCCACGCCCAAGGCGGCTTCTGATCGTTTTTTCACAAAAAACTATGGTATAATGCCGGATCTTAACAAGAGATATGAAGGTAAAAGTGCTGATGAAATACTTAAAGACATACAAAAAAGAGATATAAAACCGGACAATAAAGAAACTCTTGGGGGCTCTGTGCCTTTAAAAGCAGATTTAAGTAAACCTTTTTTAAACCCTGCAACCAAAAAACCTTTTACTGAAGAAGAATTAGATCTTTTTAAAGCTAATCAATTAGGACGATTAAGTAACAACAAATTTTCAAAAGATGATTTATATTTTGAAAGCCCTAATGTTTCTGATAACGATATAAGAAAAGCTATGCAAAAACTTTCAAGAGAGCTGGCTGATGAAGGGTTTACACATATACCATACGTCAACAAGTATGAAGATACTGGTAATCTTTCATATGTAATGTTATTAGACAGACCAAAGGGCAGCACTAAGGTTTTGCAAAATCCGTCCGCTGCTAAAGACCCTGCCAAGTTTGACGATCCTGACTTTATGATGGAAGACGGCGGCGTAGTAAGTTTGAAGGATAGAGCGGTAAACATGAACCGTGGACCACAAGGTATTGAACCTTTTATAAAATTCATGGTATAGTACCTAAAAGGAGAATTACATGGCAAGAGAACCAATAGGCAGCATGATGGAGGGTGTTCCATCTCAGCTGGACGAAGATGAATTAGCTGCTGAAGTAGAGATAGAGATGCCAGACAGTCTTGACATGGGACCTATCCCAGAAGACGTAGAGATTATGGAAGAAGATGATGGAAGTGTTATCGTTGATTTTGAGCCACGAGATCAACGAGGCACGACTGAAGACTTCTATGCCAACTTAGCCGAAGAGATGCCTGATGGCTTACTTGGCAGGATTGCAAGTGAGTTATCTGGTGAATTTGATGAAAACAAAAGTGGTAGACAGGAGTGGGAAGATGCTTTCGCCAATGGTTTGGAATTACTTGGGTTTAGCTACGAAGAAAGATCTCAGCCGTTCAGAGGGGCGAGTGGGGTTACTCACCCGCTTTTGGCGGAATCGGCAACGCAGTTCCAAGCCCAAGCCTTCAATGAGCTGTTGCCCCCAACTGGCCCCGTGCGAACTACTGTGCTTGGATCGAGTACTCCTGCAAAAGAAGATCAAGCCCAACGAGTAAAGGAGTTTATGAACTACTACATAACTTGTGTTATGGAAGAGTATACACCTGAATTAGATCAGATGTTATTTTATTTACCGTTAGCGGGTAGTACCTTTAAGAAAGTTTACTATGATGAGAATTTGGAGCGAGCTGTAAGTAAGTTTGTTCCTGCTGAGAACTTGATTGTACCTTACAACACCACGGATCTAGAAACTTGTCCTAATATCACACAGGTTTTAAAATTAAGTTTAAATGATTTGAGAAAGCGTCAAGTTTCTGGATTTTACAGGGATATACCTGTGGTACCTGCCCAAAGCGAATCAGGTAGTTTGACGGATGAGATTGAGAGAATTGATGGTATGTATCCATCACAGATTGATTATGACTGTACCTTATTAGAATGTCATGTTGATTTAGATCTTGAGGGTTATGAAGAGACAGACGAGGACGGTGAGCTGACAGGCATCAAGGTTCCATATATTGTTACTATATCACAAGATAATGGCCAAATTCTATCGATTCGCAGGAATTACAGAGAAGACGATGCTAAGAAAGCGAAGATACAATATTTTGTACATTACAAGTTTCTTCCGGGATTTGGTTTTTACGGACTAGGACTTATTCATACTATTGGTGGTCTTTCGCGAACCGCGACTGCTGCACTAAGGCAGTTGATAGATGCGGGTACATTATCGAACTTACCAGCAGGATTCAAGGCCCGCGGCCTACGGATCAGGGATGACGATGAACCGTTACAACCGGGAGAGTTTAGGGATGTAGATGCTCCAGGTGGTGATATAAAAGCGAGTTTAATGTCTTTACCTTTCAAAGGTCCTGACCAGACTTTGATGAGTTTATTGGGTTTTGTAGTCGATGCTGGACAAAGGTTTGCTACGATTACAGATTTAAAGGTTGGTGATGGAAATCAAAATGCAGCGGTAGGAACGACTATAGCGATGTTGGAACAGGGCTCACGGGTCATGTCTGCTGTACATAAGCGTTTACATTATGCGATGAAGATTGAGTTTAAGTTGTTATCTAAGGTTATGTCAGAGTTTTTACCTGACGAATATCCTTATAGTATAACAGGTGTTGATAGCAGTATTAGAAGACAGGATTTTGATGACAGGGTAGATGTATTACCTGTATCTAATCCGAATGTTTTCAGTCAGGCCCAGCGCATATCTTTAGCTCAAACTAAGATGCAGTTAGCTACATCCGCTCCTGACATGCACAACATGTATGAGATTTTTAGAGACATGTACGAGGCGCTGGGCGTAAGGGATATTGACAGGATCTTGAAACGTACACCAGAGCCAGAGGCTACACCGAAGGATCCAGCACAAGAGAACATAGATATTTTAGATCAGATTAAGTTAGTAGCTTTTGAAGGGCAGAATCATGAAGCGCATATAATGTCGCACATGGTTTTTGGATCCACACCTCTAGTCGCTCAATCTCCACAAATGGCGGTAGCCCTTCAAAAACATATAATGGAGCACGTTAAGATTGGAGCGCGTGAAAGAGCTGCGGTTGACTTAATTCAAGCCGGTGGTGGTCAGGCTTTATCAGAAGAGCAGATGATTGATATAGAAGCTAAGACAGCTCAATATGTAGCTGAGGGTATGTCACAACTAAAAGCTCTAAGTGGCCAGTTAAGTGGAGCAGGTCAACCTGATCCGTTGGTAGAGTTGAAAGAGAAAGAATTGCAGGTGAAAGCGCAGGCTGAACAGAATGATTCTCAGATAGATAGGGCTAAACTAGGACTTGAAGAGAAGAAAGTACAACAGCGTGATAATCAATTCCAGCAAAGACTACAAAGTCAAGAAAAAATAACACAGGCTAGGATTAACTCTGCGATGCAGAGAGAGTTATTGAAACAACAAAACAACCAAGGAGGTCAATAATGGCTAAAGAAGGTGATAAAAGAAGCGAGAAGGATTTGAGGAAAGAGTTTTTTGATGGTCCTGCTTCGGATTCTATGAGTTTTGAGCAATTTTTAATTAGAGAGGGTCATGGAGACAAGGTTAAACCTGTAAAAATGGCTGATGGCGGAGAGGTGTTTGCTCCAAACTCTGATTACTACAGGGATTTAATGTAAAAGTGACAGCTTTTATGCTTGCTTGTACTCTAAATGGTATAGCTACCGGTGGTATTTACTTTCAAGATGTCAATGTTTGTTTGCAATACAGAGATAAATTAAACAATCAAACATATATGAAAGACGACAAACCACAGGTGTATGAGTGTATGTGTAAGCTTGTGCCGTTTGTGGATCCTGAGAAAGTGAGGGTATATTAGATGGTATCAGTAGAACAGTTTTTGCGTTGGAAGATATTACCTAGATGTATGATGCTCGCGAGCACAGTCATGTCATGGCGATGTGCGGAATGGTTTATGGATTTAGATGCACCTACAGCAGCTCAGTCAGCTTTTGTTTCTGTAGTTATGGGTGTGATGACGGGTGTCTTCGGTATTTGGATGGGCCACGAACATAAGGATCATAAATAATGTTAACAGCGTTGATAGGACCAGTAACCAACTTAGTTGGTAAATTTATTGAAGATAAAGATGCTAAGAACAAACTAGCGCATGAAATTGCGACCATGGCAGAAAAACACGCTCAGGAGTTAGCCAAGGGTCAGCTAGAAATCAATAAAGCTGAGGCACAACATAAGTCTATTTTTGTTGCAGGTTGGCGACCATTTATAGGTTGGACTTGTGGTGTAGCACTGTGTTGG